AAAATAATAAAACAGATATTGACGCTAAAGTAGATGAACTTGAAGCGGCTAAAGAAAAATATCTAAGTGAGAACACAGTCATCAGCGTGGGTGGTTATAATTTCACCCCTGCTAAATTGATGATAGCAGCCGGTATATTATCATCAGTACTAGGTGGTCTTTATGCTACGTTTGAGTTTTATAAAGATTACATGAACATGAAGGATGCTATCGCTAATTATGTCAGCCCTGATTTTACTGATATTGAGACACGATTGACTAAGTTAGAAAAGAGTCAAGAAAGTTTAGTCATACTGGTTCAACAGAATCAAGACATGACCCGCGGTATCAGAAGTGATCTAAAAGCCGATATAGACCGTGTCGAAGCGGCAGTTGATGCAGCCGAGCGTAGAGGTCGTGAGTTAGACCGTGACACTCGTGGTTTTGTGAATCAAAGCGATAAGCGTTTAGGTGATACTGAGCGTGATCTACAGAATAGAATCAGAGCCTTAGAACGTGAGTCAGATGCCAAGTTGAAAGAACTTGAGAGAAAAGTAGACGACAAGATCAAGAAAGCATGGGAAAACCCATTAGCAAAGTAATCTAACATACACCCATCTGTAAAATAAATATCTTAATGATTTTATATACAAATGGGTGTAGTTTCACTTGGGGCGGGAGTCTAGATCATATATTTTGTGATGGTGATCTTTGTAAGGTAGACGAAGATAAAAGACTACCTATATTATGGCCTCATCATTTAGGTAAGTTATTGAACGCTGATTCCGTCGTCAATCTGTCTGATGGTTGCGGTAGCAATCAACGTATAGTAAGAACCACTTATAATTGGTTAAGAGCAAAGACTGTCGAAGAATTAAAAGAAACAGTAGCAGTCATACAACTCACTGAATGGTCTAGATTTGAGATGTTTGAACCATATGATGTCGAAAATGAATGGGCGGAAGATCCAGTAGATTGGATAAAATGCAAAGTAGATTTAGTCACGCATGAATATAATCATTATCCTAGAAGCAACTTCAATAGAGATATACTACTTAAAAAAGCAACACATATATTAAAGAACACGCATCCACTAGAGCATTTTTATAGAAACATAGGATATATGTATGCACTACAGGGTATGTTCAGTGCATTTGGTGTTAAAGATTTTTATATATGGAACCATAGTCACGCATGGCATTTCTGGCCCAAAGAACATAGAGATTATATATTCAATACTTTCAAGGTTCTAGACGAAGTACATGACTGGGAAAAGTTCCGTTGGTCTGACGACTATTGGGTCTATGACCGCGTAAGCAAGGATGACTGGCACCCCAGTGTTCAAGGACATATAGAACTAGCAAACGTCATACATGATCGAATGAAACGTAAAGGCTACAGGGGATAAATACACTAATGCGCACAGAAGATTTCATGACATCAAGGGTAGACAAAGCGAAAGAAGTTAAAAAATTCGCTGAGTGGGCCTGCCAAAAACTAAACATCAAAAACCCTCCTAAGATCGAACTAAGCATGGATACTGAGGAAGCACAAGGTAATCATCATACGGGCGGGCATGTCATAGGCGGAGACAGCATATGGGTATATGCTAGGAATAGAAATCTAGTAGACATATTGCGTACAGTATTCCATGAATTGGTACATGTCAGACAGGGTGAATTGGACATGGTAGATCAACATGACAGTTACCCGGGTAGCGCGATAGAGAGCATGGCCGACATGCTAGCCGGAAAATACATCAAGATTTACGGCGAAAAGAATAATCATATCTTCCAATAACTATTGATATTCTGTGCCCATTGACATATAATAGTGGGTATGATCCAATTATTACATAAATTGCCTCGGACATTGACAGTCGCATTTAGTGGCGGTGTGGATAGTGTCGCTGTGTTAGATTTCCTCAGTAAGAATCATGAGGTAGATGCCGCATTCTTTCACCATGGCACTGATAATAGTGACAATGCTTTTGATTTCGTTTGGAATTTTTGTCATGACCGAGACATCACACTAACAGTAGGATACATCCGTAACGAAAAACCCAAAGAGTTAAGTTGGGAAGAACACTGGCGTAATGAACGTTATGCGTTCCTAGAAAATTTCGAATATGTAGTCACAGGACATCATCTCAATGACTGCATTGAAACTTATATCTGGGGCACTATGCATGGTACTCCTAAAGTTATCCCTGACACACGAAAGAATGTACATAGACCTTTCTTATTAAACCCTAAACAGGAATTCATCGACTGGTGCAATCGCAAAGAGTTGAATTGGTGTCAAGATTATAGTAATGAAAATACAGACTACATGCGTAATTATATTGGTAAACATGTAGTAGAACACGCATATCATATCAATCCCGGCATCGAAAAAGTCGTAAAGAAATTGATCTTAAATGCTAGTGAGTCTTAATAAAAATCCATGGTTATTAGAATGGATGAAAGATAATTGGAGACAAGAAATGCTGGATATATTCCATAGTCCTTTTCTACTTAAACAATCTCATGAGGTTCGAACACCTAATCACATGAGAAAGAATTTTGCTGAATTATTATCTAAAAATGGATACAAGGCTAAGACTGTAAAAGGCGGAGAAGATGTCATAGTCGCTATACCCGATGAAGAGTTTACTTTCATAAAGATTAAATATTTATAATCATGGCTTATAGAATATCCAATCATCTAGATTTACCTAAGATACGTATCATAGATAATTTCTTACCTAATTATGATTTTGAAAAGTTAGCGGCGGAACATAACTTTGAAACTATGTCCGAGACTATGAACGACGGCAAATACATAGGTATAGATAGCACTAATAAAGATTTATGTAAAGAGATCATAACTAGGGCTAACATAGAATTACCTAAGATCGGTTATGGTAAAATATCAAAGGTCAGCGCAGAACTATTGATAGTTAGCGATAAAGATAGTTCTTTTGGTGCAAGCCGACATATAGACGACACACATTCACACCCATTTGGATATACGTTAAGTTATCATTGGTTAGGAGAAAACAATTCGGGTGGAACTAGTTTCTATACAAACTTAACAGATTTGATTCCAATAATCAATGTGCCTTTTAAACAGAATAGGTTAGTCGTTTTTCCTGCTAAGATACCGCATCAAGGATATGCGAATGATGGATACTTACATAATTCCAAAAGGGCGATCACTACTATTTTCACGGTACTAGAAAGTTTTAGTTGATCACCCAAAATATATATTTTGGATGTAAAGAGTTTGACTTATTTACAACGGTGTAGTATAATAACTAATTCACATAGAGGAGTAATCTAATGTCAACACGCACATTTAATAATGAAGCAAAAATCAAACTTACCCAACTGATCAATGAAGGCATGGCTGTCATGCAAGAAGTTGAGACGTTGAACGAGGGACTTAGCGATACAGTAAAGGCTATCGCAGAAGAACTTGAGATCAAGCCAAGCATTCTCAAGAGGGCAATTCGCACAGCATACAAAGCACGATTAGGCGAGACTAATAAAGAGAACGAAGAACTCAACACCATCTTGGAGACTGTTGGGAAGACATTGTGAACGATATCTTTGATGGTATATTCGATTGGATCCGTGATGACTACAGATCCAATCGATTTCGTTTTTTCATAGAAGTAATAGCATGGTTGATCAGCATTGGATGCTCAATCGTCATGGCATTCACTGTACCTAATCCACCTTTACTGATGTTGTATGCATTGTGGATTTGCGGCTGTGCCATGTATGCCTGGGCAGCATTTACCCGAAAGAGTTTCGGAATGCTTGCAAATTATCTATTATTGACTATGATTGACACAATAGGTCTAGTGAGGTTACTTAGCAATTGAGTTACGTAGATGCAATCCACGATAGAGATAGTGATAGGATATTCATTGTAGAGCGACAGCCTGATGGCAAGCGCACATACAATGAGTTTCCTGCCAACTATACTTTTTATTATACTGATCCCAAAGGCAAGTATCGCGGTTTATACGGCGATAGCGTAAGCCGTTTCAGCACACGCAAGCGTAGTGAGTTTGAAAAAGAAAAACGTATACACAGCAATAAGAAACTGTATGAATCGGACATCAACGT